CCTGCTGCTATTCCAAAGAAGCCGTCAATAAATACTATAGCAATTAAAGCTAAGTACTGCTCTGCATTTCCCATGTAGAGCTCCATAAAGTAAGAGCAAATAAAAGACATAGTAGTTGATACTGCTGCTGTTAGAAAGAGGGTGTTAGATTTCATTACGCAACATCATTTGAGTTAATCAATGTATACGTAAACGAGTTGCCCCATACTTTGGCAGCTTTGTTCACAACCTCCATGAATAACTTAAAATCGTCGCTTGCAGCAATAACTTGACAACCTGCCGACCACTTGTCTACCTGTACTGATTTACCTCCTGGTCTAGCTGTTGCTCTGTGAATATTAATACCGTAGATACCTTCGTGTACATTCTCTTCAATGAAGTCGTAAGTGTCGTCTTTGTCTCCGTCTCTATATACCTTTAAAGGTTTCTTTTGTCTTAAAGCTTCGTACTTACCTTGATGTAAGCCAATCATATGAGAACCTCTATACTGACCTTCTTTTAAGATTGCTACTCCGTTTTTATTTAAGAGTTGCTTTTCAGTCCAATGTGAACCTGGATCAGTAGTTGCATCAAAGCAATGGAAGTGCCACTTACCTTCTTCATCTTTATATGAAATAGTAACGTGGTCGTCAAACTTATTTGTCACTGCTCCGTTAGTATCAGCATTTCTAACTCCTACAATATTAACATCGTAGTTATCGTTTGTAAACCACTTATATCCTTTTGCTATAACTGCTGCTTCGATCTGCTCTCTAGTGTAACTCATAATTTACTATTCTTTTTTTCCTGCAAATTTTTCTAATCCAGCAATGCCGAAGCAACCTAATGTGATAAACACAAAAGAGTTATAAATAAACTCCTGTACTACTAAATCTTTTCCTAAGTAGCCTGTGATAAGATCTGCTGCGGCGAAGATAACCATTACTGCGAATGATAAGAAGCCTATTACATTCTTTTCGTTGACATTATTATTGTCTTTGAAAATATCTTTGAACGCCATAATTTGTTTGTTAATATACTTAAACATATTAAAACAATTTAGTGAAACTTCTTTGCGTATAAATAGGAAGAGTCTTCTAGAATCCGCTAAGGATTAATTCATCAATGTCTTCCTGAACGTCTTCTTTGGTAGCAGCTAACTTAAAACTTAAGTCCGCTTGATACCTTTTCTTTTCTTCATCGTACTGAAGTATAACGATCGTAGGTACTACAACGATAGAATATTCCTTTTGTAATTTAGGTTCCTTTGCAATATCAATAAATTCTATATCACAATCATCAAGATCTTCTACCCATTCTACAGCATTAGCTTTATTCCAATCAGCGTTGAAATGTAAGACTACGACTTGAGCTTTAGATAAGTTAGCTAAAAATAAAAATGCTAATGTTAGTAGAATCTTTTTCATAATCTTTACTTTAGTTGATCTATTTTTTCCTCAATACGTCTAATGTCTTCCTTAATCTCACTAACATCGCCTTGAGTATTTAAAATAGTATTACGAATCATTTGATCCTTCATATCGAATTCCATTCTAGTAACTTCTGGGTCTGGTGGTGCAGGAAGTTCTTTTGCTTCCTCAATTGAGGCTTGTAGTGAAAACCACATACCAACAACCGTAGCTACAAAGAATAGGATGATACCTATTGTCTTTAGATCTAATGTAATCTGTGTTCCTTCGTCTATTTTTTGAGCCATCTTACAAAATAATATAATTTATACCTGTTGAGAATTCATACCAACTTCTGTTCCAATATTGGTGGTACCTTCCTTCTGCAAATATACCTAATGATCTATTGAACCTGTAACCAAATATTAAACCTCCGGAATAATCGATCCATTGACCGCCGTGGAAGATATGGTAACTATATTCATTATCAATATCAACGTGGTAAGGTAGAAGGTTAGCCCAAGAATGCAACCAGAAGTTTTTAGAATATCTATAGTAATCAAACCCTAATACTAATGAATGTTCCCATTTATTAGGTAAAGCATCTCTTTGTTGTTTAGCATAGTCAGCCAAAATTTGAGGTACAATTACTTCTTGGAATACTTCCGTACTATTGGCTACAACATTGCCATCCGGGTCAGTATAGATATTATTTAGTCCCCAATCGTATCCCATATCAGTAGCAATCTTCATCCAAGGGATACTACCATCTGGTCTTACATAATCAGCAAAAGGATCAAAACCGTAAGGTTCAGAGATACGTTGCATAGCTCCCATATTAATAGAGAACTTTCTATTGAACTTATGTCTTAATCTTTCTGATGATTCAAAGTAACCGATATCGGCAAATCCATCTTCTAAGTACTCTACCTTTAGTACGTAACTGTCAGCAATGTACCTCACAAAATGATCTTGATTCAAGAACTCTTTACCTTGCTGTCTTCTGTAATCAAACTCAAACAAGTATTCAAACCCTTTAGACTTACTGCCAACAGTAGCAGCATCCGAGAATGAATTTTCAGTACCGTTCTTAAATCTATTCTGAATATTTGGCTCATATCCAAATCTCTGAATCTTTCTAATACCAAATACCGCTGAGTAATCGTAAGGTGTTTCAGTGGTTGAGGTTGTTAGCCCATCTGTAACTGAATAGTTAATAACATCTGATAGAGAGTTATTACCATTGTAAGCAGCATAAAATGTGGAGAACTTAAGAGTCTTCTTAATCTGATCCTTTACGTTTATTTGACCACTTACCGAAAACGGGATTAATATTAATAATAGTAACTTTTTCATCTTAGTCTTCTTTTACAATTCTCTTATTGAATACTTTGTCATGGTATTTAATAGATAAGAAATACACTCCATTAGGTAATGTTGAAATATCTATTACGTCATCAGTACAGTCTTTAATTACTTCTCTGCCTGTAAAATCATATAGTGTGTAAGTAACATCTAAGTTAGTTCTGATGTTTAGTTGACCTGTAGTAGGGTTCGGGAATACTACAATATGATCGAAAGTAAACTCTTCGAAGTCTAGAGTACCACTTTCAGTAGCACAGTAGTCGTACAATGCTTGACAGTCCGGGTCCCATGAATGAGTACAGCAATACTCGTCTACATCGATTACCCAAGCATAACAAGGATCATTTAACCAGTATGGATTACCTGGCCCTGTAATACAGCCTGCATCATATAGACATGCTGAAGTATCTGATACGTTAGCATTAGGGTTATAATTATGTGCATTAGGATCTGTACAGCCGTAGACTGCTGTTATACAAGTTCCGTTATCAGTATTAGCTAATGGATCATAGTTTACAGATGTTGAATCGGTACAACCATACACAATTGGAACACAGCTAAAGTCTTCTGTGTTAGCATTTGGATTAAAGTTAAATGCTGTAGGATCAGTACATCCGTATATTTTCGGAATACAAGTTCCGTTATCCGTATTAGCTAATGGATTGTAATTAAATGATGTTGAGTCGGTACAGCCATATATAAATGGAATACAGCTACCATCATCTGTATTTGCTAATGGGTTATAGTTCTTAGATGTAGGGTTGGTACACCCATATACAATAGGAACACATGAGCTATCATCAGTGTTAGCTAACGGGTTGTAATTAAAAGAAGTTGAGTCAGTACAACCATAAATTCTAGCAATACACGAACCATCGTTTACATTTGCTAATGGGTTAAAGTTTAATGATTGTGGGTTCATACAACCAAATACTTTAGCTATACAACTACCATTATCAGTATTAGCAAGTGGATTAAAGTTTAGTGACGTAGAATCCATACACCCATACACACGAGCAATACATGAGCCATCATCTACGTTAGCAGTTGAATCATAATTAAATGAAGTCGGGTCAGTACAACCATATACTTTAGGAATACAATTGTTAGAAGGAGTATTTGCTAATGGGTCAAAGTTAAATGATGTTGAATCCATACACCCTACAATAACAGGAATACAAGCACCTGCTGTGTTAGCAGTTGAGTCATAGTTAAATGAAGCAGTATCCATACACCCTACAATAATTGGAATACAATCTCCAGCTACATTAGCAGTTGAGTCATAATTGAATGATAATGGATTCATACACCCTATAACTTTAGCAATACAACTACCATCGTTTGTATTTGCTAGTGGGTCATAATTAAATGAAGTAGTATCAGTACATCCAAATACTTTTTCAATACATACATCACCGAATGTAGGTTGAGCGGTTGTAGTCTGAATGATAGGGAATTGTACCGTAATAGCTCCCCAATAAGGTACATCAACAATAGTATCACCTTCAGGACCATATAATGTATAGGCTACTTGAGCAATAGAATTGGATGATTGGGGTGTTGTAAATAAGTATAATTCAATTGGTTCATAGATGTTTAAAGGTACATCAAATGATAAACTATTACCATCATCAGGACCTATTTGGAATTGAGGAGAAAGGTTATCTCCTTGCTTAATACCTAACCAAGTACCACCCCATCCATTAGAAGCACCATCATAAATTTTTAAAGTATAAGTACCAGTCATTATGTTACTGGTAGTAGCGTTAGCATTATAATTAAATGAAGATGTATCAGTACACCCCACTACTCTTGGGGGTCCACAAGTACCATCACTTACTGTAGCGTTAGGATTATAAGTTGTAGAGAATGGATTCATACAACCTGCTACAGCATTAGAAGAACCACTTGAACAAGCACTACCAGTACTAAATTGAGGTGATAGGAATTGATAACCGAAGTTACCATTCGGAATTGTATCAGATAATGACCATAAAACATTACCATTACAATCGTATACTTTTAAATCACCATCAACTTGACCACCATATAGTGTACCATTTAAACCATCACCATAACTATCATTAATTACAATATCTACTAATACGTTTGTATCAACACAAATGTAATGTGAAATAGCTACCCCTTGAGGAGAGCCTGAGTATGTACCTTGAGTTGCTGTATAAACAGCTCCATTATCATCATAAAGAATCCAACTTGATTCACCACCATAAGTGTCAGGTGTAAATTGAACATCTAAATATGTTTGACCAGGTCCACAAGTTGGAATACCAGTTGCTGACCCTTGACATAGACCATCACTAATAGTAGCCCAAGGGTTAAATTCAGTAGAAGTACTATCGGTACAACCTATAATATCAGCACAATCTAAACATTTTTCCCAACAATTAGTATCTAATACTACTGCTGCACCATTAACAGGAAGATTTCTATTAGTAAACCCATAAGCATCAAGGAAAAAACAAGTCGCATATGGATTTTGATTATTTTGCATATTTGGTGGTAACTCTTGGTCTGACCAATTATCAACTGAATATTTCCATAACCAACCTGGATTATTTAGAATGTCAATTGTACCTGTCCAAATATTATCACCATCGGGGTCAGACAAAGAATCCCAAATACCACTCCAATTGTTGAATTGCCCACTTACATAGACTTGAGAGAAGGTATCGGGATAAGAGGTCATATCAACTGCAAAAGAGACAGGATATGTACATTGACCATTACTTAGATTAGCTTGAGGATTGTAACTTGATGAAGTTGAATCCATACAACCAGCTATTGGTGGTGGTTGTGATAGTAAATTTACTATTGAGTTTGAACTATAATTAGGGTA